CGACGCAGGCGAGAAGATAAAGCAGGGCGTTACTGGAATTATAAATAATATTACACAAATGATACCGCAGATACTGGAAGTAATAACCAATATTGCAGGGGCAGTGCTGGAAAGCGCACCCTCTATTATGCAGGCGCTGGCGCAGGGTATTATATCTGCGCTGCCTACGCTATTACCGACAATCACGAATGTAATAACAAGCATTGCAACTATGCTGATACAGTTACTGCCGCAGATTTTAGAGGCGGGTATGCAGGTACTCATAAGCCTTGCACAAGGAATAGCACAGGCGCTGCCTACATTATTACCGACAATCGTAACAGTGGTAACAAATATTGTAACCATGCTGATAGAAAATATACCGCTGCTGATTACAGCAGCATTACAGCTGCTTACAGGGTTGGCGCAGGGACTGGTAGCAGCGCTGCCCGTACTGATTGAGGCACTGCCAGAAATTATAACGGCTATTATAAATGCACTGGTTGAGGGCATACCGCTCATTATCGAAAGTGCGGGCGATATTATAGTTGCGCTGATTGACGGCATCATAGATGCAGTACCGCTTTTAATCGCAGCTATGCCACAGATTATAGCAGCCATTGTAACAGGGCTGATTACGGGACTGCCTAAGATTTTGACAGCCGCAGGAAAACTGGTAACGACAATCATAAACAAAATAAAAGAGCTGCCTACTCTGATACCGCAGGCAATAGCAGCGGGAGTGGAAAAAATAGCAGAGTGGGGCGCAAATATGCAGGAAAAAGGCGACACGGTTATAACAGACTTTGTAACAAAGGTTATAGAGATTGTAAAAGAACTGCCGCAGAAAATCT